GCCTGAAGCAGGAGCATCACCTGAACTATATTGAATGACTGTAGCCGTAGAACCCGCTGTGGAGTCAAAAGCTTTATAGTTACCGCTTATTGTGATTCTTGCTGATGTGCTAGTTATAGTAGCCATCTAAAGCCCCTAAATTAAGTATTGCTGTAATTTCTTTCCAATGGAGCTACTAATGAAATATTCTGACCTGTTGATCGTGTTAGTGTTGCTGTTGCAGATACATATTGTGCGCCATTAAGACCAATTGCAACTACTGTTACATTTGCATCAGTTCCGGCTGTTCTACCACCTTGAGTATTCGCGTCATAGTCAAAATCAAAAGTTATTGAAGATTGACCACTAACAGTACCGCTAATATCAGTTCCAGAATTATCATCGACTAATATTGCACCGCTAGTCCCAAAGCCACTTGTAAAAAACATTCTGTAAATTGCAGAACTATCATTAACTAAGTTTGAGTTTAGATTAATTGTTCCAGATGCAACAAAGGGAAAAATCCTTTCAGTGCCAGTAGAGTCAACAAAAATTAAACGGTTTGTATCGTCATTATTAAAATCATCAATGTAAACACCACCTCCACCACCATCGCCATTATTTATTAGCTTGGTTTTTAGAGTATCGCCAACAAATTCAAGCATCTCATCTTGAAGATTACCAATGTTTTGTTGTCCGGCATCAATATCAATATCTGTACTCTGCCTAAGTTGGTGTTGAACAAATTCATATATTTGTTCTGCCGTACCATTATTACCGTCAACAATTACGCCAAAGTTGTAACTTACGCCACCAATCGTTCGTGTCTGAGTACTAGGATACAGTCTTATGCTCATTCCTGTGTAAGGCGCGTTATTTTGAATGTCTGAGTCACTAGCAGAAATTTTTAAATCTGTAGCTTCAGCTAAAGGGAAACGGTTTGCAATGTAGTTTAGTGAAGTAAGACCAATACTTGTAGATGTTGAAGAACCGTAAGTCTTACCTTGTGACCTAATGTATACAGTTAATACATCAGAACGCTTGTCAAAACTACCATTACTTGAATCGCCAAAAGTTTGTATCGCTTGGTTAATCTCACCGTTAAAGTCAAAGTCAGTCTTTGCTGTATCTGTACTAAAAGCATAATAAGGAGTGTTTGCTGAGTCAATGTCACCAAGAGAAACAATGCCCATGTATTCGCGCTCTAAAACGTCCCCACTAGTGATTTCTCTCCAGCCAGCAGATCTAATTAAATTTCGCGTTGTATCATTTGAAGGAACCCAATCTTCGATAAATTCGAATTGTTCTGGAGTAATCGAAATCATTGGGAAAGGATAAGGAATCAGACTTGAATCATTTTTCCATTCTTCCTTTAAGAAGGAGTATAAAGCTTGACCAGTAACACCATCATTTGACAGATTACCCGTAACTGTAAGCTCAATCGTTTTTGCTGAAGTATCAATAGTGATTTCAGTGTTTTGGTTAAGATCATCGGGATCTGTAATAAGTGCCATCGCTTTAACTCCTTATGTGATACTGACCTTGTTACAGGCCAGTTAATTTTTTTATGCGATCCATATTATTCCATGGATTTTTTAGTATCGCTAGTACCTTTTTTCTTCATTTCGAGATACTTAGCGCGAGTGGATTTTTCAATCCTCGTGTAAGGGAAGGTCTGTACTTTGCCAGCGATTTTACGCTTTTCGCCCGGCTTTTGCACATACTGAATGCTGACTGTATGATCAGCGACTTCAAGAAATCGTTGTGGAAGGATAACGTCTTTTTCACGTTCAATTTTAAGCAAAACACCATTGCAACCTAATGTTACTTGGTCTTCGTCATTAGCACTCGATTTGGCGTTAAATCTAACTTTCCAAAACTCTTCAGCTTTTTTTGCTTTGCTTCTGGTTTTTGTCTGAACACCCGTTTCGTTTTGACTGTTCGATGACTGTTCTTGGTTTCCGGCTTCAGGCATTTTTATATCCTTCTTATTTTTTTTGTTTTTTTAAAATAGAGCCCCAACTAAAAAGATGGGGCTCATGACTTGCTTAGGTCGGGTTAGCAGTAGCGCAAACCTCGATACGTGCAATCCAAGTTTGGTTGAGAATCGCAGAAGTCTGATAAGTCTTCCAAGATACAAAACCGCGCTGACCGAGAGGATCAGACTTAGACACACCGGGATTCATTACCGATGGAGTTACAGCATTGTGACCCTGTAAAGGTACGATGCCGTAAGAATCACGGGCAACAACGATGATTGGGTAAACATCAGCCGCAGCAGCTACACCAACTTCATCACCATCAGAAAGGAAAGTTGTGCTATCCGCACCAGCTTCAAGCCAAGGGTTAAAGAGGTTAGTGAGAATAATACGAATATTCTCAAGCTTACCGATTTCACCAGGCATCATTTTTGTAGAGTCAGAGTACTTTTCAGCAGGAATGAAACCAGAGATTTCACGGATATCTGCGTCAAGATCTGTATGACCCATGGCAAAATATGCCTTAGCTACTGGCTCAGTAGCAATGTTTGGACCAGCTTTGATGATTTTTGAGATTTCCATAGCCTTATTCTTCTTGAAAGAACGATAGACTTTGCGGAAATCACCGCGTGAAGGTGCAGAGTTCACGAGAGAGCGACTTGCAACACCGCCACCGTAGAAAACGTTAGAACCAGCAGTAAGAACAGCGATACGGAGCAATTCAATAGTTTCGGCAGCTTGCTCACCGCAAACGTCCATCATTTCATTGAGTACCGGATCTTCGTGAGTGTCTTGAATTACATCAGTAATTTCAACGTAATCACCATACTGTTCAAGAGTAGCTTGAATGTCAGTAAATGTGATTGAAGAACTGTTAGGCGTTACACCTTCAGTAAGAGCACTAGTCGCAGGAGCTAGAGACTCGTAACGTCTCCACTTACGTGACTTGGTTTTGTTTTTGCCTTGTGCATCGAATTGACCAAAACGCTCAGTAATGAGCAGGTCTTGACCGCGCTTAAGCAAACGCTTTGCTGCAAATGCGGCTGTACGTGGGTTAATATCCCCGTATTTGTTAATGGCCATAATAGCCTCCTATGATGTGAGCCAAAAAAATTGGCGTTTGCGTTTATCGCACGGGCACTCATAGGCACTCTGGCTTTATTTTCCTAGCGTTTTAAATCTGCTAGAGAGATTCTACTTTGACTTCTTTTCTGCATTTTCTACAGTAAAGCCATACTTCTGAACCGGGGGCTAAATAGCCCTTAGCCAAAAGTTTTTTCCTGCATGTCCCTGTATTACAAGGACAACGCAGTTCATTTTCTTTAATCCGCTTCGTAGAAGGCTGACTCAAAATCTTGCGCTCCAGAGTTGGATTTTTTAGTTGTTTTTCCAGACTTTAAGGTAGTCTTGTGTAAATCGGTTTTCTTCTTTCGAACTTTTTTAGCTTCAGCTTGTTTTTTAGCAGAATTTTTTTCAAAAGAATCATAAGCTTTTAATACCAAGATTGCATCGTCTTTGTTTAATGAGTTAGCCATAGCCTGTATTCCTACATCTTGCTTGTCTAACCAATTATGAAATTTATCAGAGCTTGCAATCTCTTTGGCATCTGGGTTTTCTACAAGTACACCAGCCCAAAAACGTGAATGCTCTAACTCTTCCTGTTTAGCTACTTTCTTTTCTTGACTAACTTTAAGTTCTTGTAGCTTTTGTGGATTAAGAGTATCAACAATCGCATTCATCAGATCTTTCATTTCAGGAAAATCATCAAACATGCTAATTATTTCAGCCGACTTTTCTTCACCCAAGCCAGCTACAATAGATTCCAAGCTTACAGGTTCAGAATTTTGATCTTCGTCTTCATCTTCATCTTCGTCTTCGTCTTCAGAAGAATCTTTGCTTTCCTTTTTGTCATCAAGATCATTCTTTAATTCTTGAGAACGCTTTTTGATTTGATCATCTGAATCATCTTCGTCATCATCTTCTTGATCATCTTCAGAATCTTCATCACCGGAGTTTTCTTCTTGATCTTGCTCTTCATCAGAATCGTCTTGATCCTCTTGAGAATCATTTTGATCATTGCTTTGATCTTGTAAATTCTCTTCATCAGATTCAAAAGCTTCTTCAAAATCCATTTGATCTTGTGAATTATCTGGAATTTCTTCTTGTTCGATTTCGTCACTCATGGCAATCTATTATCCTTAGTATTGTTGTATTTCTTTAATAAAATCAATAAAGCCTTTTATGGTCTTTGATTGAACTAAATGAACACTGGCTTTGTCATAGTCGCAGTTATTAGCAGCTTTTTCCGCTAAATCAATACATTTATTTCTTTCCTCGATTAAACAATCACGCAAAAGATTGGAGCTTTGATTGTCTCTTATAAGACTAAATAAACTCTCTCGATCTTCTGTGCTTTTTAAATTATTTAATAAATCCATAATCCAACTATATAATTTTAAAGTTTGTCAATAACAATCTATTGCTTTTATTTAGGTTTTTCAATGCGATTGCTATCGCGAGTTTGTTCTATCTCTTCGGTAATTGCCTTTCTTTGCTCTAATTTAAGCTTTTCTGCATCTATTTGGACACGACCTACTTCAGCATTAGCTTTCGCATTTGTAAGGGCTACCTCGGCTTCCATCTTTGCAATCTCAGCATTTATCTTTGCCGTCTCAAGCTGAATCATTCTTTGTTGATTCTCTGCCTCGAGCCTATCTTGCTCTTCAGAATCTTTGTCATTCATGAACCAACGATCTGCATCAACATCAAGTAAAGATGTAAATTCCTTAAACAATTGATCAAATTTAACTCTTTTAAGCAAAGTCTCATTGCTCTGTGCCAATTCTAAAGCCTGTCTCAAACCTGTGATCTTAGTAAGCCGATCTTGGAAAGACGTAAAACCATTTGCAACCGCTTTATAATTTGCTTTTCCTTCTGCATCTGGATCCGTCATGTTGAACTCTAACATAAACTTAATTAATGGCTCAATTATTCCAGCATCAAAGTTACCAATTACACCACCTAAATATTTACCCGACTTTTCTAACCTCTGAGAAAGTTCAAAAGCAGTCTCTTGACCAGAAGCACCTGCACCTTGCTGAACTCTTGGGACCGAGCTTTCATCATCAGCAAAACTTAAGGATAAATTAATCATGCTCATCATTGATTCACCAACATCAGGAAATTGCAAAGGCTGAATCGCTTGACGAACATCTTCACAATCTTCAGCAATTTCTATTGATTGACCAGGCTTAAAGGACTTAACTTGATTGTGCAATAACCTACGCTTAATCGCAAAAGTAGCATTGCCAGTAATGTTTTTGTTATCAAGAAATTGACGAACCGAACCATTTAAAACACTTTGTATCTGTTCAATGTTGTCCGAAATACCTACACCAGCTTTTCCATCTACAGGCTCTTCCCATACTGCACGATAAAAAGGACGAGTGTTTTTCTCAATACGAACATAGCGAACCACTAAATCATTTGCCATAACTGCCATGATCTCAACTTCATTACCGCTGTTCTCTTCAAAATCCTCAAGCATAGAAAAGTCATTCACACCATTTTTCTTGAGTCGATTCTCAAAATCTTCCGCAAGTGCCACAGGTACACGACCCCAAAACTCTAAAACACGAATAGATTTTTTTCTGTTCGATATTTCACGTTGTGCCGGAGATAATGAACTAGTGTCCTCTGGATCATTGTAAGCTTCATTACCACCAATAGCAATTTTTACTTGATCTTCTAAAAAGTATTCGCCCTTACTCATTTCCTTTAATTCAAAAGGAGAAACCAGTTTACGATGAATAACACCTCGGCAGTATTGTAAGTCTTCGCTCTCAACGTCCCTGTAAATGTCCCATACGGATATATTTTCTAGCTTAGGGCAATTGTAGTTCTTTGAGTAACTTTGCCATACACCATCAATTTCTTCATAACCTTCTTCTTTGACTTCCTCAATCGTACTTTTCCCATAAGATTCGCCATAGATCGCACATGACAAAATGCACTTGTCTAACTCTTTACCACTTTTGCCTTTTTTAATCTGATCATGAATCTTAGCTTCCATGATCTCTTTGTTCTGGTCAATCTGCTCTCTAAGATTGGGATCCATTTGTTCGAAATCTTGCAATTCTTCTTCTTTGCAACTCAGGAAAAAAGGTACTTTGTTGTCTTTTACTAAGGAATCTTTTACAATAGAATATGCCGCAATAACTTTTTGCTTAGTGATCCCTATAAAAGTTTTACTTCTCCAGTCTTCCCCCTCACCTTCTTTTTCTTTGGTGATCAACTCACGATTGTAAGCACTTATGTTTTTTTCCCACTTCTCCTCAATTAACTTGCGATCTTCTTTAAAATCACTAAAAGTCTTAAGTACAAATTGTCCTAAACCACTAAGATTGTCTTGTTCTTCCATTGTTGTTACCTGTAATCCTTAATTGATATAGCGTTCATAACCATTTAGAGCACAAGTTAAGGCATGAAGAGCTGGGTATTTTTGCTCTATATCAGCTTCAAACTGTTGCATTTCTGAATATATCTTACTAGAACGGCTATAAATTAGATTTCCAGTCATATCCTTTTCAAACAAAGTGTGCATTGATTGATCATTATCTTTACGCTTGCACTCGATAAATCTTGGCTTCGGTTCAAGCATCATGTTCTTAATCATCTGTAATCGATACTTCTTTACTACCTCAAAATTTTGCTGATAAAAAAAAGTGTCACCATAATAAGTACGCCACATATCCAAAAGCCAAGGTATTATTCCTTCATATTCTACTTTGTTTCCATTCCATATATGATCGACTACAATAAATTTACTCTCTTCAAAAACATAGATCTTTCCATTGTCTAAACTTCTTCCACATAAAACTGCATGACCATTTAAACCTTCATCAGTGATCATCGGAAAACAAACGCCCCCACGAATTAAATACTTACCCGTTGGCGCAATAGACTCACTATCATCAAAAAACAATTTAGAATTTAAGTCTTCAGTATCCCAAAAAACTGAGCTAGGCTTTATTAGTTTCTTAGCCATAAGCTTTAACCTCTCTTAAAGTCATTTTATCTACTAATACAATTTCGCTCTCAGTCTCTATCCATGCTTTAGCACCACAAGGCAAAGGCTTGTCACTGTAAATCATTTTGCTTTCACCTAAAATTTTTACTTCTTTAGCGTAATAAGTCTTACTAAGTTTTTCACCAAACTTGACAACAAATACAGGCCTACTTAAACCATCTTTATTGTTTTTAGATAACAATTTGTGATTAATCTGTATTATTCTCTTACTCATAATAATTTAGCCTCCGCAAAAGTCATTTCACCTGTAATTACAATCTCGCTCTCAGTTTCAATCCAAGCACGAGCACCGCATGACAAAGGTTTTTCAGAATACACAATGTTTGAATCTCCAAGTATTTTTACCTGACGAGCATATTTAGTCTTACCACCTTCCTTGATAGTAAATACAGGCCGATCATGACCTTTTAAGTTACTAGCAATAAACTGGCGATTTACATGAATGATTTTTTTAGCCATTAGATTTCCTTACTCACTTTAATAATATGACGAGCACAACACTCAATAAGCTCTAAAATTTTATCAGACTGATACTGTAAAGTAGCTTCTGGCTCCGATATAGTTATTTCTGTTTCATTGTGCTTTATTTTAACCTGCATTATAAACTCCTAAAAAATCCTACTATTAAATCAAGAACAAGTGCCATAAGTACCGATGGTACTAAGGTGAATTGATCAACATAAAGTTGCGTGAAACCATGATCCATTACAAAACCTCAACTTTATTAAT